GTCGTTGTACTTGTAGGTGTGCTGGTAACGCTTTACAACGTAAGGAGTATCAGTTAGAGCTACAGCGCCCATACTTGCGGCGGAGTTCTTCGCTCCCTTGGCAAGCTGTTCTACGCTACCGCTGTAGACGTACTTGTGGACGTGCTTGGTAAGTCCCGCATCAGTAGTAAGAGAGTTGTCTACAGTGAAGAGGGAATTGACGTTTAGAATAGTATTAGTAATATCAGTAATCTTGTTCTCGATTACGAAGTTATCATAAAGCTGAATAGCCATAGTTCAGGCTCCTTTCTTTTAGTCCATACCAGATAGCTTCTTATAAACATCTGGATTATTGCGGAAGAGTTCAGCCTGTTGGGTAAGGCTCATCTTGTGGAACCCTTCACGTGTTAGGTTATTGTCTAAAGGTAGGTTTTTCTGTGGAGTTTTGGAAGCTAATCTCTTCTCTACCTCTGCCTTTACGCTATTCTTGAAAGCCTTCTCCAATAGGTTGATGTTGGAAAGCATAGTGTCCGCATCATCACTCACAACGAGTTCAACTAAATCTGCGGAGATGCCACGAGAGGAAAGAACCTTGCTTGCTTCTGCCTTATTCTCTGCTAAAGCTAAAGCCTTTTCCTTTTCTACTAACGCTTGCTCACGCTTCTCCAACTCGTGCTGGTAGCGTTGTTCATCGTTCATCTTGGCAAGCTTGGTGGCTTCCGCAATCTCTGCTTCCTTTTTGCGTTCAGCCTTCTTGAGTGCGGCCGTTACTCTGCGGTCTGTTTCAGACTGTAGAGCTGCTTCAAATTCCTCTTGGCTGTAAGTCTTTGGAGTGGCTTCTTCAGTTGTTTGTTCAGTAGTAGTAGTAATATTGTCTTCCATTTTGTTATACCTCCTGTTCAAGTTTCGCACGCACGATGCGACCCTTATAATTTCCAGAACAAAAATTTATAAGATTTCACCCAATCTATAAGAATATTATAGAATGGGATGATTTTTATAAAAATTTGTGTCAGTGAGTTGCGGACTCTGTTATCCGCCCCTCAATATATATTGATTTTTCTTCAATGTCTCTAATAGGAATTAGCCCTGGACATTTGCATTTTGTTCGTCTACCAGCGGTAGTTCTTCTAATTCACGAACCAATTTCTCCACGTAAGTATTGCCGCCCTCTTTTTTGTAAGAATCAAACTGTCTATGTATTACGTCCAAGGAATACAGGTCAATCTGGCCTTGTCTAAAGAACCATTGGTGCTGCCGCACTATCTCTGCTCGTATGCGGCGTCTGTCTGATTGTAAGAGCATATCGCAGACGTTCTCCAATTTAGCCATACGTTCTTTCATCTCTTTAGAGCAAGCGTATATCTCTTCTTGCTTTTGTTCTGCGGTTAGGCTTTTAGAAAAGTGCGCACGCAAGGATTGGACCACCTCCAGGACGAATTTATACATACCAAATACCGCAGGACAGAAGAGCACGAGAAACATAGCGATTTGGTCTAAACTGTAATTGGATAAGAGAGTTTCCATTTTTATCACCCCCTTTACTTGGTATTTAGCGTAAAGGAGCAAGTGCAATTAGGATGCACAGGGAGTAGAGATTCCAACTGCCGCAAGGAATACTCTTTACCATTGTTGGCTTGGCATTCGTGGCAGCAAGTAGGTGAAGCAAGGAATGTGCCAGTAGTGAATCCATATTGTGTGTATCTATCAACTGATGCTTTAGTTTGGATGTGCGCGGTTTCTGTTCTGGCTACACGGTAACAGTTGAAGTTGGTGTTGCCTGTGTAGTCTCTAATGGTCTTGGCTATTTCCCAAGGTGATTTGCCTTGGATAACGCCATCCATTATTCCTTTCTTCACACCTTGGAGAAGTTTGCTTTTGTCTTTCCAAATGCGGTCAGAGAACTCTTGTCCGTCCAAGCACCAGACGTGATGAACCACGTCTTTAGCAGAGATAGCAGATGTTTGTAGGAATGTATCTTCTGTGAAATATTTCTCTGAATCAGGAATATATTTGTCTATGATTTGCTGTGTTCGTTCATATTGATTGATTAGGTGGTCCTCTATAATCTTATTTTGTTTGCGGCCAAGCATCCGCAAATGCTTTTCGCAGTAGTTGAGAAGGCGTTGGTATCTATCTGTGCGATAAAGGTCGTTTACGTAAAGATTACCGTCAGCAGAGTCCGCCGCAATCTTGTCTAACGTATCTAATATGCGGTGATAGATTTGGTCAGCTTCTTCTTCGTAAACTTCTTCTAACGCCTTCTTCGTCTCTTTATTACTCCTATTAGCTTCTGCTTCAAGAGCTTTGAGGATGCGGCCGTACCAATAAAGGTTTGCCATTACTCCTCACTCTCTACCTCGTGAATGTTGAAGTCATACATCTGAACAGAAGTCTCTTCTTGCTTTCTCGCCATCTCTTCCTCTACGTCAGAGATAAATGGAATCTGGGAGAGTAAAGTCTGCTCTGAAACAAGACCACGTAAGCCATTGACTGTAGCAACAGTGTCCGCAATATCAACAGGTAGATTCTCTTTGTAGATGATGTTTACATTAGCTTCATCACTGTCAATTAGGTTGAGAATGTTGTTGATTAGAGTGATACGCTGTTGGAGTGCTTTGGTGAATTGTGCTTCAATAGCATTAGCACGATTATCAAAGCCAACTAACTTATACTTGATAGCTACACCAGAAGAGACACCACTGTTGAACTCTGGGGAGCTAAAGTCAGGTGAGTCACTAACAGTGTGGATAGCCGCTTCAATATCATCCAATAGGTTCTGGACTTGAGTATCACTGATGTTCTTGGTTAGATATTGAGCAGTAGAGTCACCATCAAGTAAGATTGTGCGGCTGGCCTTCATCTTGGCGAGGTCATCTTCATCTGCTTGCACGTTGGTGAGGACGAGGTAAGCGTCTACGAAAGCCTGAAAGTTGTTGATACTGTCAGAGAGCAGAGTGTTATAGGCATCCGCAAGAGAGATAACGTTGTCAAAGACAGATACGTTCTCTGTGTTCAGATTGAAGATAGCAAAAGGCACTTGAGAAAAGTAATGCGGACGTTGCTCTTGTAACTGGAACACGTTGAAGTCGTTAGTTGCGATATAGGTGAATACTTGAGTATCATCGTAAACACTTACGTTGTAGCGCACACTCCAAGGGTCACTCTCTTTACTGTCCCAAGAGACAATAGGAGTGAAATAAATAACATAGAGCAGGTCTTCCTCTAAATCATTGGAATAAATAGGAATAACGCTACGAGTGTCAATATTGCGGAAACGAATACGGTTGTCCTCATTCACATAGGCAATCTCATATGATACACCGTACTTTAGAGCTTGCTTTAGAAATTCGCTATCCTCGTTGATAACATTATTTTCCTCAAAGATATCGAGCAAGGCCGCAATATCTTCTCCTGCTTTGGCTGAATATGTAACTGGAATACCAGTAATGTATCCTTGGAAATTAGATACGATGGAGCTACAGAAGTTCTTTACTACTTTGTTATCAGGTCTTGTAGGGTCTGCGGCCTGTCGTTTCATAATCTCGTAGCCTTTGCCTGTGTAATAATCCTCATACTTCTGTAGAATAGGTAATTCATTTACCTCGAAGTCTTGGATAATGCGACCAAGGATTTCTGTAGTCAATTCCTTGTCTCGCTGTAAAAAATATCTTTTCAAAATTATACCTCCTTATAAAATAATGGAGTATGAATGGATGCGGCTGCCCTGTTCAACACATTGGAGGGAATACCGCAAAGCGTCTATTGTGTGATTGAATTGGTCTATTGGTTTGTTTATATATTCGCCTGTGCTTCTATCTTTCTGCCACGAATAGTTTTCAAGCTCTTCCAGCACGTTATAGCAACTACTGTCTACAATTAGTTCATATTGCTGTAGCTTTGAAATACCCTGATTGATGCTGTCTTTACCCTTGACAGAAGGTTGGATGCGGCGAATACCCGCACGTTTGATTTCTTCTATGGACTTTTGTTCTGCGGAGTCTGCTATGATGGTGCTTTTCTCTAAACCCATACTGCGGAGAACTGCCGCAATCTCGTCGTTAGTCAAACCTGTTTTATAGAACTCTCTGTAGATATAGATGCGTTTGTTAGTTTCATCTAATAGAGAACAGATGATAGCTGTTGGGTCATTCACAAAGCCAAAGTCCAAGCCAACCAAGTGCTGATAGCCTTGTTTGCGGAGAGTGTCTATGTCCAGGTCTTCCGCACGATAGTTGGTGAATACTTGCTTTGAAAGTGAACCCCATTCACCTAAACAGTAAACTCTGTAGAAGTAAGGGTTAGTTTCCTTATATCCTTCAAGAGCAGCTATTGTTGTCTCATTTAGGAATTTGTTGTCTTTGTAAGTAGAACGGTCAATAAGACAGTCTGGCTCCTTATTGCCACCTTCAAAGAAAAATTTGTATATCCAGTTAGCTTTGCTAACAGGGTTAGTCATAAGAACCATTTGATTGCGGAGCTTGCCATTACCGCGCAAACGTTGTTTGAGTTGTGAATACGTATCGAGTGAAATCTCTGACGCTTCCTCGACTACTATATCTGTGATATTTCCTATAGACTTCACTTTGTCCGCATCATCAAGCCCCATAAACAACATTTGTGAGCCATTTGGGAAATCAATTGTCTTTAGTGTTTTGTTTATCTTGACGTAACTCTTGATTTTGAAAAAGTCTAATGCGGCCATTACGTCTTGCCAACAACTGCGTTCAAGGTCAGTAGCACTATGTCTCGTGATAAGGTATTTGCGGGGTTCTTTCAAACATCTAATAACGGCTCTTTGGAAAGAGAAGTAACTTTTCCCAGTTAGGAGCCACCGCCGCCAACAAGCAGGATAATACCTACATCGTTGTTTTCCAATAAGGGAAGAAAGTGAGGGTTGAACACACTTTTGCGAACGGTGAGTTTCATTTTACCACCTTCTTCCTATTATTCTATCACAAGTTCAATATCAGCTTTAGCGTTGATGTTCATATTTTGTTCGTTCAAGCCGCACATACTATTCAGTTCTTTTACAGCGGAAATGCGGTCCTTATTACCGCAGTTAGGGTTTTCCGCAATACTGTTGAGGATAGCCATATTCTTATCACGCATTTGGGCATTCTTTTCACGGTTCTCTCTCTGATATTCAGCTACATAAGCTTGAATCTTCTCTTTGTGACGATTGTAGAATCCATATGCGGAAGAGCGGTCTTGAGATAAATCGTAGTCTTGACCTTCTTGCTGTCGTAGCATATTGTATGCGTATGTTTTGTTGAATCCGCATATATTGACATAGAAGTATGCGAAATTTGCTATGCGGTCTTCCAAAGCATCTTTACTTTTAGACAATTTTGCCATTTAGGACCTCCTTTCCTAAAAAAATCTCTTATATATATAATGAAAAAAATAAGGGCCGATTTATTGTAATCGGCCCTACAGTGGCTAAAATAAGTGGTTGCGGGCTAAATCCCGCATAAGTGGCTAAAATAAACACAAAAGAAAATTCTTACTAAAATATATTACAAGTGAAAAGATGAGGTGCGGGGACCAGGGTGGTCCCCTCCCTCTACGCAACGTCCGCATACTTACTGCTTATTACTATTTACGTAGTCAAGCCAAGCACCCACTACCTCGTGTGTAGCTCCTGCGTAATCTACGTCTTTAGCGGATTCGTAACCAAGAGTGTGGATAAATTCATTGAAAGTAAGTGTAAATCTTCCTTCCTCGGCGGCATCGTAGTCTGCTTTCATCTCTTTCTTGGCGTTTTCAGTTTCATATTCAAACCATTTGTACATTACGTCGTATTTTTCATCTTGTCCTTGAATATCTTGTGGAGACTCATAACCAAGTGTCTTTGCAAATTCCGCAAACTTTAGACGCTCTTCCTGACGATACTGATAAAGGTCATATAAATCTTCGTCAAATTCTGCGGGAACAGTGAAATGCTTTACTTCTCCGTAATAGAACGTGCCGCACACACATACATCTTCAATATATGGGCTATCTTCACTTTCCATATACCCTTTTATGACCCATTCTGGCATAGAGGGAAGCTGATGG